TTAGAACGGTTGGCGGTTTATTCTGTTTCGAGGGAAACCGCCGAAAACCCAATGACTTACTGCTTACGCAGCAAGCGCAAAGGCAACGTTATCGTTTGCATTTACTTTTTATGGCACTTTGCCAGTCAATCAGTCTCGAATTTCCTATTGCGTTCCAGTCGATCCTAGTTCGCCCCCATCATCTATACTGCTCCGATTCGAACGGAATCCTAGTGTTATCCATCTGCGCTTCCCACAGCACCGACAGTATAGATGGTGGAGGCGTCGGGTACTGCCCCCGAGTCCTTAGAACTTTTCAGTCTTTGTCAACAACTGATATTCTATTTATACTATAGTTTTGTTCAGAAGTCAAGTTAAATAGTAACCATTTTCATAATAATCACGAGTTCTAAGCAATTCCTTTGCCCAGTTATCACGTTTCTCAATGAACACCTGTGGTTCTTCATCTTCAACTGCGATCAGAATTACAAGGTTAGGAACAGGAATACCTGTGCGCTCTTCATACATAATTGCATAAGCAGCAGTCTGCATAAAGTAGGAACTGATATGTTCCTTCTTCTTCAGTTTACCTGAGGTTTTAAAGTCGATAACTGCTCGTTGACCGTTATACTCGGCGATACAGTCAACTCGACCTGCCATGCGCAGATGGTCGCTATACAAAGCAAGTTCTTGACAATGTATATTGCTGATGGGATCAAGAATGGGTAGAAATTTCTTGAACATCTCAAGGTCAAGCAAAGATGCGTTTGTACTCGTATACGCTTCTTTTAGATCTTCGTTTTTGAGATATGTCTCTGTTAAAGAGTGAATCTTGGTTCCACGGGTGGATGCCTTGTTAGAGATTTTATCTGCTTCTTCAGCACCAACACGAGCACGCCATTTGGCAATTCCGTCTCGACTTAATACAGAAAGAACGGTGGTAGCAGAAGGATACGCTACACCAGAGGCATTAACGTAAACTCTGCTACCATCTTCGTTCGTAGTTGACTGAGCGAAATCTTTATAATCATATATCGTTTTAAACATAATTCATTATACTATAATTTTGGAGAAAAGTCAAGCCCTTTCGTCAATAAACTCTTTTAATTTAGTTTGATAAAAGAAGAAGTAATTAATATCATTCTCTAGTACGGAATAATTTTCATCTTCAACCACGATATTTGCTTCTGCGATTTCTCTATTCAATTTTGCAATCAACCCTGCGTTGTTGGGATCTTCTGCGTCTAGTCCATCCAGTTGAGATTGTAACTGTGATGGACGATCTAGTGCTAGTTGTTTTGGTTGGATTGGTAGACCAGTAAATGCATCCCCAAGCGATGCGTGGAAATCTTCTAAGAATTGTGACATATTTTGTCCTTTCTATGCTGCGTGACGACTCTCGTATTCTAAACGTGCAACTATATATTCTTTCACCAGTTTAGATCTAACAATATCGTTCACATTAAATTCAATGGTATTGAACGATGGCATAATGTCAGTAATCGCAAGGAATTTTTGCAATCCAGACATATCGCTCTTCTTATATAGGTCAGTTTGACGGAAGTCTCCACAGAAAATAACTTTTGAGTTTTTTCCGATACGAGTCATAACCGAATTGAGTTCCATGTCTGTCATATTCTGACATTCATCGACGATCACAATTGAATTGTCAAGAGTAATACCACGAACGAATGGTGTAATCAAAAAGTGAATAACTTTTTGTTCTTGTAGACGAACAAAGGGTTGAATGTGATTAAACAGATCTTCACAGATTTCAACATATGGTAACGTGTAAACTTCTGTTTTTTCTTTCTCATCTCCTGGAAGATGACCGATTTCACGCGAAGGAACAGCGGAACGAACAATGATCACTCTCTCAAATTTATTGCTACCTTCTAATACTTCTTCGAGTGCTTTATATAATGCGATAAAGGTTTTACCAGTGCCAGCGACACCATGTAGTAAGACTGCGGATGCTTGCTTGTCAAATAATTCAAAAAACTTTCTTTGGTTTTCAGTTAGAGGACTAATCGTTTTGAGATCATTTTGTGTAACTTTGCATTTTGAACTTCTCTCCTGAATAACTGTAGCGAGTGTTGGGGCGACGAGTTGTAAGTTATTTTGTTTTCTTCTCGACATTACGCAGTCCTTATTTTATCTAGAGGGTTGATACGAAAAAGGCGACTCCACAGTTGGTGGAGTCGCCTCTAATTTCCGAGGACATCGGAATCTAAAATCGGGATGGGAGTTCTTGTTTGTTCCATACAAGTATTTATTAACTTGCGACGCTCCACCACTCCGGAATCGGACGATTTTTCCATTTTGCCATAGTTTTTTTTGCACCGATATAATAGTTCCGATACGACTGAATAGAGTCAGGAACTTTGTATTCATCAGGCATAGCAGGAGTTGGTTGTGTGAAATAACCAACAGGAATATTGGCAGGAGGTTGGCGCAACCAGTATACTAGGCGATCAGTCGCATGGATCTTACCATAGCGATGCGTATATTCCTGTAAAAGATCTTGAAACAAACACATCAACCAATTGTAATTATTATTAGACTGTCGAACCCAAATAGCACTGGGATGGTTAATATGCGATGCCTTGTAAAGCATATTCTCCATACTCTCATTGCCAAGACGCCAACGTTTTATGCGTCGCCCCGAAGAGGCATCAATGTATTCATTACCATCAAGGACACGATGGGCAGTTGAAAGTAGTTGTGCATACTCTAGAATCATCTTGACGACATGTTTGTCGTTGTGATATTCGGCACAAGTTTTGACGTTATTGTCAAGGTAAAAAATATTCATAGTGTATTACTCGTCAAAAGGAATCTCTTCCATGTTGTTAATTATTTCTTTTATCGCAATCTTAGCAACATCACTAATTATAGTGTTTCCTACCGAAAAGTCAAGTGCTTTTCTAACAAAAATTGGATCTAATGCAGTTAACATATCTGCAGTATACCTCTTATCGCTATCTGGATAAGTATTCAATGCAGTGACAACAAGTTCTATCTCAAGATCCGTATATAAACATATACGATATCTTCTATATGATAGAAATCTATCTGGAAATGATACTACTTCGCCCATAACATTATTTATTATTAAAAGACCTTTACTCGGTATAATCCATAGAACATATCAGCGTCCTTGCGATTATTTACCATTGGAAACCTTTTGATGTTCAAACTTGTATTAAGTAACATTGGACAACCTGTTTCTTCTAACCATCGTTCTAATAGTCGATACAATCCAGGATGCTGCTCATTAGTTACGGTCTGGACACGACTTGTGCCATCAGCGTGGACAATAGCAGGAAATTGATCAGGATATTTACATCTTGAAGTAAATTGCATATAAGGGGATGCCGAACATGGCATGTCAAAATAGTCTGCTGCATATTCTGCCATAATGACGGGGGAAAATGGTCGAAACTTTTGTCTTCGCTTAATCTCATTGACTTTATCCTTGATATCATGTCTCGTTGGATCTGCTAACAAACTACGATTGCCTAACGCACGTGGACCAAACTCTGCTCGTCCATTTGCAACACCCACTATACCTTCTTTTTTTAGATAAGTCAATAGATTTTCTACGGGATATTCACCCTCGATATTTTCGCCAAGGTATGGTCCAGTCCAGTTTAACTTCTCACGATTGTTCGCAGCGATGGCACCTAAACTACTTCCTGCGTCTCCAGGATTTGGCATAATCCAAACGTTCTTGAAATACTTTAGTGCGATATGATTCGCAGAGCAGTTAAGTGCGCAACCCCCTGATAACACTAGATTTTCTTGTAGTGGGTCTACTTTCTTTGCACGAACTAGAAGTTTCTCGAATTCTTCCTCGTATATCTGTTGAGTAGCAGCAGAGATGTCGTATGGATGTGGATCATCGTCTAGTCTCCACCACTTACAACCACGATGTAGATTTTCTTTTTCCCACAATCCACGAATCTCGTCGTAGTAACGTTCTTTGACGCCATATGCTGCCATACCCATAAGGATATATTCATCTTCGTTTGGTTTCAATCCAGCACGATCTGTCATTGCTGAATAGAATAATCCAATACTGTGTGGATACTTTTGTCCCCATAACTTCTTGTATTTTGCTACACCGTTCTTATCATACCAGGCATTATAAATGCTAATAGTATCAAATTCACCAATGGCGTCAATAACAACTACAGTAGCATCATCGTATGGACTTGTTTGAAAGCCGCTAGCGGCGTGACTTAAATGATGTGAATGAGTATAAATTTTTGGTTTGCCCATTTGGTTATAGGTAGAACCTAA